AACAAGATCTAAATTACAATCATCTTCCATGATAATTGCATAAGGACTATCAGATGTTTCCATCCAATGTTTGATTGCTTTTAGATGAGAAGTAATACATCCAATCTCACCAGAAGTCATCATCTCTGGATACTTACCTTTAATAATATCACTCAAGTCATCTTCACGCCCATCATAAGCAGAAATGCGAGTATAATTTTCTATTTCCCAATACTTAAATTGATTCTCCATATATTCTTTTCTTTCTGGTTGATCATCCAGATTAAGATAATATATTGGTCCAATATTCTTTAACTTATAAGAAGATTTATTTTTATCTAAAATATCCATTTATTTTTTTTGAAAAACGTCATTATAGAAATCTTGAGGGATTTTATCCCAAAATGTTGGTGTCACAACTTCTGCTTTGCATCCACCGAACCACCACGCAGCTTCACTAAAAGTGCTACCAAAAGAACAAACAATTTTTTTCTTACATTGAGATAACAAATACATTTCTAGAAATGCTTCTTTAGTTTGCTGCACATCATCAACACATCCATCATTAGCAATTATATTTACTCTTCTTGAAAGTGTGATAATTTGGTCTGGATATTTTGACTTATAATAATTATTAATTTGAAGATTGTCTGATGAGAAAAAGAATTTTTGATTAGAATCTAATTTCTGAATTTCACTCTCAAATCCTTCAAGATCAACCCAAACACTTCTACCACAATTATCAATAGGTGGCAACCAACTACGAATGTTAATTCCCACCATATTATCTTTGTCCCAGTGCTTAGTTATATCATCAACGACTTGTTGCAGATCTGGTTTAAGTTTAAACTTTTGAAAAATTGGAACATATTTATTAATAAAGTATTGTGGTGTTCTTTGATAAAGAAAATCAATTGTATTCAAATCATCAATATAATCTTGTTCATCTTCATCAACAAGAAGACGCCAAACAGATCCTGTATGAGGATATTTTTGAATATCTTCTGGAGTTGCCAATTCAAAGTTTTCAAATAAATGAATGTCTGTTGGCTTTTCAATCATAATTTTATCATATCTTGCCATATGTGAGGCATATGATTTAATACGATTCCCAAGTGCTGCTGTACGCAAAACAACAAAAGTACTCATACGTTTTCTTCAATCCACTTTCTTACATTAAACTTTGGTTTCCAACCAAAAGTATTTCTTGATTTATCAATACATGCAAGAGTTGTTCTTGCTTCACCATCTCTTGGCGGAAAATAAACAAGATTATCAGAGATCATATTAGCAATTTCAAGAATAGAAATATTTTCACCACTTCCAATATTATACACTTGTCCATAACAAGATTCTTCAAGATCTGCTAAGGCAACCATAATGTTTGCATTTGCTACATCTTGGACATGAACAAAATCTCTACGTTGTTCTCCATCACCAACAATAGTAAGTGGTTCTGCAACACTCTTTTGTCGTAGAAAAATACCAATCACAGGAGCATACTGACCGGTAGTTGGTGAGCGTTCACCATAGACATTAAAATATCTGAAGATAATTGTTTTAAGTCCATACAGATTTGTATACAGTGTGCATAATTCTTCACCAGCAACTTTAGATACTGAATATGGATTTAAACAATCATTAGGATCTGTCTCATAATTTGGATACTTATTTAAACCATAAGCAGAAGATGTTGAAGAATAAATGACTTTTTTTACACCCGCTTCTCTTGCACATTGAAGAACTGTGCAAGTACCTACAGCATTTTTGGTTACGGCATTAATAGGATTTTTAATAGCTGGTTGAAGTCTAGATTCTGCTGCTAAATGAAAAACATAATCAACATCACTATACAAATCTCTTGTAAATTCATAATCACAAATATCTAATTTATGATTATCTGCTTTTGAATTCCAATAAAACTTTTCATTGCATTCAGCACTTTCATTATCAATTACAATAACTTCACAGTTCATTTCGATTAGTTTATCAACAAGGTTAGAACCAATAAACCCTGCACCACCAGTGACTAATGCTTTCATTTTAAAGACTCGCAAATTTTATTTTTTAATTGTGTGGTTGAATAATCATGACTCCTATCAACAAAAACTATTCCGATATCTATACCTTTTCCAGTATAAGATCCATCGTTATAATCTTCTCCTAAAAATCTTACATCATACTTACCAGATTTAAGATACGAATGAAAAGTATTTTCTTCCTGATAGACAACTACATCATCAACATAACGAATTGCTTTTAAAATTTCCACTCTTTCTTCAACCGTTTGAACTGGTTTAAGTTTGTGTAGTCTAGCAACAGAAGGATCTTCATGAAGAGAAACTGTTAGATGAGTACAATATCTTTTACACTCCTGAAACATTCGAATGTATCCAGGATGAATAAGATCAAAAGCACCTGCAACAATTCCCCGAACTTGAGGAATTCTTAATTTCCATTCAGAAACAGGTATTCCTTTATCATCAATAAACCAATGAGCATGTGGTTTAATGTGCATTAAAAGTTCATGGTGTTTTACGCCCCAATCATTAAGTTGTTTTTTGGTAATGAATGTATGATCGATACCACTAACACAACCACGAGCAGTCATAATTTTAATAGTATGTCCTTGATCATAAAGACGATTAATCTCATTAATTACAGAATAATCTGGAAGTGCTTTCTCATATTGACTTTTTTTTACAGAAGTGCAAATAGTTCCATCAAGATCAAAACAATAAATCATACTACTCCATGAAGAAAGATTTGATGTACACACTCAACAATTCCATAATTAGTGCTTGGAATATGATAATCCCAAAGAGAATTTTTTGCAAGTTTTCTTGCACTGTTATTCTTTTCAAATCCAGTCAAAATCCCATACTTTTTATGAGTTCGTTCACACCACTTAATGCAGTTAAGAATATTGTTTGATTCTCCACCAGAACTAATCAAGATAACCAAAGTATCTTGAGTTGCATATGCTTCAAGAAATTTTACATATGCATTCTCCATACCAAAATCATTGATGTAACAAGTAAGCATTGATGGATCAGAAAACACCATCGAACGCTTACCATGAAACTTTACATAATCTTGAGAGATATGAGAGGCAACTGCATTGCTTCCTCCATTTCCAAGAATAATGATATCAATTGTTTTTGAAAATGCATCTTTAAACTTTTTGAATTGAGTTTCAAGATGTGCTCCTTGCAGTGCCTCAATATATTCCGAAAATGGATTGTTCATCAGACCTTTTTTTTCAAACAGAAGAAAATACTATTTCCATAAGTGGTATGCATTCTAAACATTGCATCACCAAATAGATATCCAAAAAAGAGACCTTGAGGACGAGCAGCAACACCTTGAGGAATTCCTGGATGATGAGGATATTGAATTCCAACAGGTGTAGGTGGCCAACTTGGATCATACGCAAGTTCAAATCCGCAATCAAACAGAAGATTAATCCACTTCACGCAATTAAAAACTGATTGATGCCTACGAAGGAACTTGCCATCAACCCAACCAACATCATCTGGAACAACCGAAACTGAACAACAGAATACACCATCGTCTTTAAGGTGATTTCGAATTTGTTCAAAAAATACACGCAAATCTTCTTCAGCAATATGCTCAACAACTTCCCAAGTGGTGATGAAATCAAACTGCATCTTTTCATCATTTTCATACAGTTGATATGGTTTGGAAAGATCAACTGTAAAAAGATTCTTATCTCCATATTGATCCCAGTTGTGTTTACCCGCACCACGCTCACGAGCGTTGGTAGAACCTTCTAGACCAACTCCAATATCTCCTCTGCTAATAAAATCAGCAATTAATTGACCTCCAGCACAACCAAGGTCAAGAACTCTAATCTGCTCATTATTAAAATGACTCTTTACAGCATTGATATAATCAATATCTGTTGTATTATCATCTACAGTTCCAACGGGTGCAATATGATCAGGAGACTCAATTGCAACAGGATGCTCCGTTTCTAATCTAATCATAATTTTTTACCTTTTACTCCATCAGGGGATACATTAATTTTAACAGAAGAATATGGCAATGTCAATTTATCTTTTTCTGAAAAGGTTAAAAAGAATCCGCCATTACCAGCACCACACAACTTATGAGCAGTGACAAGTGGATTATTTAGTAAGTATTCGTCAATAGTCTTTATCATTTTATTTTCATCAATTGAGGAACTTGTTTGTTTCTTTTGTTCCCAACTTTTATTTAAATGATGCAAAAATTCATCATAATTTTTTTGAAGAAGGCAGTCATATGCTACTTCAAGAGTATCGAGAAGTGGTGGTATCTTATCCAAGTTATTACTTATATCTTTAAGAACATTTTTTGAATTACGTGTTACTCCAGTAAAAACAAGATGCATATCATAATTTTCAAAAAGTTCTGTGGATTGAAAATCATATTTTACAATTCCACCTCTCTGAAATTCTATTCTTTTAAATCCACCAATACCACATCCATATGGATCTTGATATCCACAATAAGGATTGAATTCTCTTTCTAATTGATATGCCAAAGAACAAATTTCAATGTCAGTCATATTCAGACCTTTGAACATTGAAACACATTTAATTAAATTAATTAGATACGATGAAGATGATGCTAATCCACTTCCCTGTGAATAGGCATCACTTGTCATACTTACGGTCAAAGGAAAACATCCAAAATAATTCAATACAACACGTACTAAATCATTTTGAATATCTCCAATATATTCAGTTTCTTCTCTTTTGGAATAGTTAATAATATACTTATGTCCCTGCATATTATATCCAAACTTATCTTCATGCAATGTGATATAAGTTTTTAGGTCACAAGTAAAACTAATAACAGCACCATATCCATATTTCTCTACAAAATATGGATTATCTGTTGATCCACCAAACAAAGATACTCTTAATGGACAGGAAGAAACATACATTAGATTACAATCCAATCAGGACAATATAGGTCTTTTGTATCTTTATCAGCATAAGCAGAACCAAACCACATTTTAGGTGCAATAACTTTTTTAGTTGGATTAGACTGCAACCATGCACCCCACCAACTCAAACTACTATTAGCAATAATAGCATGAGAACATAAAGACATCAAGCACAAATCTACATAAGGTAGAAAGGACCCATCAGTATATTTTTCTTGTGGTTCTGAAATAAGAAACCTATCATCAGCAAAGAATTCTTGTTCTTTTACCCATTCAGCAGAATCAGAAAATACAATTACTGGTTGATCATCACTAAAATAACTCAATGCTTTTTCATAATATTCTAAAGATTGAACAGGATGCTGTTCTGGACAATTTACATATGCCCATTTGAATCCTCTGGGATCAATAAGATTTGGATCTCCACGACGAACATGAAGCATGATTGGATCTTGACTGCCAAACTGCTCAATAAATTCTTTACAAGGTTCTAAATGCTCATCAAGAAAAGTATAATCTTTACGAATCTCATCTGAGATATGCTTGAAATATTTTTCAGATTGAAAAAATCCATGAAGACTTACATTATCTGGACACTTTTCAAAAAGAACATCATCAAAATGAAAGAATCTTTCTCCAACATATTGAACATCTTCAATAATGTTTATATTTTCTTCTTTAACAGATTCCAATTTAAAACATTCATTGAGACTGTAATTTTCAATTCCTTTTATATGAAAAGGTGGAATACACCAATCATAATTATGATATGATGCTATTCCACGCAAAGCGGCATACTCAAACATTTGATTGCCAAGTCTACCTAAATTTCCAATCTGATTAAATGCTAACATACTTTTTAAGATACTCTTGCTTTGAATAATATTCTTTTAGTTGTTCTTTATTAAGAGTTTGAATATAATCCCAAACATCAAAATTTTGTGCCATGTAGGGATTTCCATGAATAGAAGTGGGCCAAGAATTTGCTCCACGACTATGCTCTAGATGATAAATCCAATTATCAATTCTACCGACATTATAACCTAAAATTGTAAATCTGAAAAATCTTTCCTTATCTTCAGGAGATGATCCTCTAAAATTTTCATTCTCCATTCCACCTTCAAAATATACAGAACGATTAAAGAACTGCACCCAACCAAAATCAGAACTACTAATTTGCGAATTGTTGTCTAAAATAGAAAAATTAAAATCTTCATTTAGAAAATCAGAAACTATTTGATCAGTCGCACGAACTTGTTTTTGAAAATTACCATTACCATATGGATAAACAATGTCATAAGTTTTGTTTAGAATTGCCTCATAGGCATTTACATAGGTCTGAACTGGCATCAAGACATCAGAATCATAATTAATTACAACATCAGTTTTACTCATCGCAAGCATTTCATTAAGAATATGCATACGATAAAAAACTGAATCCTCAGATCTTTCAAATACATGAAGAAGATTAATATCTTTACCAACAAACTCTTTCACTTGAGGTAATACATTTTTTTCAAATACAGGTTCACTATCAACTTCTTTTACAATTACATTGGTATCAAAGTTACCAAATAAAAAGCAAAGAAGAGTAATAATATTTCTCATCCTATCTGCGGACTCTATTCGCAGAGGAATGATAAAAGTAGCATTTGATAGATCAATCATTTGAATATTCCCAATTTTCAAAAAAATCTGCGTGTTTTTTCTGAAGATATTCTAACTCGCTTTGAATAAATTGCCAAGCAGTTCCATCTCCTTCTATAACTATATCAAAGTTAAGTTTTGATGTAGTATTGTTTGTATGCTGCCTACTCGTAGTTAAAACATCATCAATAATAAGTGGCATACCATATTTCATACGAAGTCTATGATACCACTCATGATCCATACTTGTTTGAACATTTACATCAAAATATTCAATATTTTCATTTCTAATTGTAACATTGGAAGGACATCCTAAAAGATTATTTCCAACTAAAAGATGATCTGGATATTTTGGAACTCTTTGATCGAAAAAATTTACATTATCATAAGTATGATTAAATCCATTAACTAACCAATACTTATCACTATTATCAAGAGAATCTACAATAATTTTTAAAGCATTCTGAGAAAAAAGAAGATCATCACAATGTAAGATTTTAATATATTCTCCATTACACATATCCATTACATAGTTTGAATTTGCAGACATTCCAACATAATCTAAATTTTTTTCATACTTTACAGAATAGTCATTGCACAATTCTGTAATCAGATCATTTGGAGAATTATCAGAAACAATGATCTCATAATCTTTAAATGTTTGCATTTTAATGCTATCAAACAATTCTTTTAATTGCTGAACACCCGAAAGATCATTTACATATGTTGGAATAGCAACAGAGATTTTAGGCATTAAATTCTCTCCCAGTTATCAGGGATTAAATCACTATCATCTACTGTAGATGCAGGACCATACCATTTTTTAGGTGCAATAATAGGTTGTGTTGGATTCTCAATTAACCATGCTCCCCACCAACTCATACTACTATTGGCAATGATACCACCATTACAGAGAGACATTAAACAAAGATCAATATAAGGAATCAGAGAATGTCTCATTTGACCATCAGCATCAAGATGGACATGTGCATATCTTTCATTATTTTCCGATAGAAGAAACCTATCAGAACTAAAGATTTCTTGTTTTGCACACCATGCAATATCATCAGAAAACACTAAAACAGGTATATCTTTATCAAACTTTTCAAGTGCTCTTTCATAATATTCCAATTCACATACTGGATGATAATATTGAAGATTTACATAATCACCACGACGAACATGAAGAAAAATAACGTCTCCAATTTCTGAAATGAAATTTTTACAAAGTTCTAAATTTTCTGATTTAAATGTAAAATCTTTTTTGATCTCATCTTTGATATGAATGAAATACTTTTCTGTTTGGAAATAGTCCTCAATGTTGCAATTATCGGGACAACTATTAAAGAACTCCTCATCAAATGCACCAGTGTTTGCTTTATAAGTTGGAAAATCTGTGGGAACTAATCCAAGATTTTTATCAGTAACTCCGCTCATTTCAAAACAATCAAAAAGTCCATAGTTAGTTTGATGTGGACCTTCTGGAGATGGGACTACACAATCATATCCATGATGTGCTGCAATACCACGAAGAGCAGCATACTGAAACATTTGATTACCAAGACGACCGTTAGAACCAAGTCTATTATAACCGATCATAATTACTCCTCTATTACAATTGTGGGTGGAAGATTAAAGTGAAAACCAAAAGGAGTTAATCCTTGATTTTCTGGGACTGGTGTTTCATAAGAAAACCTAGCAGCAACTTCTACAGGAGGAAACTTGCAACCTTCTTCAATAAACATATGTCTATTGTGAACACAGATATTTCCATCTTCTGCAAAGTTGTTTGCATTAAAGTGTTTATAAAAATCTCCAGTAGTACAATCAAAAGGTATTTCTCTCTTTAAAGGAACTTCAAGAAGTTTTTTACTACGAAGAGAGAAACCACCATTTCCAACTCTAATATGTTCACCAAAAGGTGACACATAAGAGTTTTCCTGATATGGCCAAGGAGCTCCAATGTAATCATAGTCATAGAACTCATCTGACCAGGAATCAGGATTTACAATAAATGCATGGTCATGAACCATTAAACAATAATCTTTATCTACATGCTTATAAAGTTGATATAGACAATATTTACTATATTCATCAATATTGGTTATAGGAAAAATCATCTCCTCTACTACAATACCATCTTGCAGTAAAGAATCTTGATATTGATCTTTGATCTCCTTTGAGGTAACAAGTTTAACTGAACCAAACTTTGCTTGCTCAATGCAAGTATAGATTGCCTTAATACTACCAGAAACTCTGGTAGTATTATCTATTGCAATTAAAGTTACTTTAGATAGATCAAGCATTGATAAAAGAGTCAACTACTATTTCAATATAATCAATCATTTTCTGATTAATTGTTGGCGAACATCCAAGAAAGAATACTTTATTCAATACTTGGTTCGCTTTTGGATATTTAGTTGCGTCATCAAGATGACTATATCCAGGATGAAGAAGAACGTTTCCAGCAAAGTAATTTCGTGTTTGAATTTTATTACTTTCAAGGTGTGCAACAAGAGATCTTTTCAATTCTTTGTTATCGCAAATAATAGGAACTCCAAACCAACTTGTTTCTGCGCTTTCTCGTTCATTTACTATTCTTGTTCCAGGAATCTTTTCAATAATTTTTTGAATTTTTTCTTTGTTGATTCTACGGAGTTGGTGGATTTCTTCAAACTTTTGAAGTTGAATTAAACCAACTGCACCTTGCATATCAAGAGGTTTAAGATTATATCCCATAGTTGAGAACACATACTTATGATCAACTACATCTTCATAGTTTTCCAACCAAGTATCAAATCGACGACCACAAACTCCATTTGAAAGAAGATTCTGTTGACCAACACAATAGCATCCACGACCCCACCAAGCAAAACTACGAGCAAGATCAATGATTCCTTTTTCATTTGAAGAAACCATACCACCTTCCATCGTACAAATATGGTGTGCAGGATAGAAAGAACAAGAAGCAGCAACTGCATAATCAGTAAGATAGTTGCCACGCCACTTACTTCCAAGACTATCGCAATTATCTGCAATCAAAGCAATACTTTTACGACGACAGAGATCAACAAACTTGTTCACATTATAAGGATTGCCAAGAACAGGCGATGAGATAGCACCAACAGTCCTATCAGTGATTTTGCTTTCAACCTGATCCAAATCCCAATTAAGATCTTCCCAATCAATATCAACAAATACTGGTTTCAATCCACACTGGACAATTGGAGCAATAGTGGTGACAAATCCACATGCACAGACAATAATTTCATCACCATCTTTCCAACCAAAATGCTTCTTAAGTGCGGCAAACATTACAAGATTAGCAGAGCTTCCAGAGTTTACCATCACAGAATGTTGGAAGTTAAACTTCTTCGAAAACTCACGCTCAAACTTATTAACCTGCTCGCCAGAAGAAAGCCACTTACCTTTCATTGTAGAGTGAATGATTTCTCTAACTTCTAGATCATTCCAATAAGGACCAGAATAATAAACATTATCTTCACCGCCAACAAATTCTTTTTTGTTGGCAAGATATGGGAATACATCGTCATCTACTTCTTTGGTAGATTGAATAAAACTGTCAATTAGGTCGTACATAGTTGTTTGATAATTTCGTCTGTTGAAATTGATTGAGTAAATCCAAGTGCCTGCAACTTTGAAGTATCAAGCCAAAAATCTTTTGCCTGAACAATCTGATGAAATTCAGGTGCTTCCTTGAATTTTATAGTTGAATTAGAACCAAGATACTCTTTTGCTTTATTAATTATATCACCTATACTAGTTGGTTGTCCACTACCAACATTATAAATTTCATTTATATTTCCTTTATCACATATAAGTTTTATTGCTTTACATACATCATCGACATGCAACACGTCACGAACTGGAGTCCCTTCATCATACAAATAAACATCTTCATTTTGTTTCAAAAGATCAATCATATGAACTAAAGCATTTTTTTTGAGTGATGCTTTATTATCACTTTTTCCTAGAACATTACAAAGACGTATAATTCTATATCTAACATTATATGTTCTACAAAAAGAAATCAATAAATCTTCTGCTGCTTTTTTGGTAATTGAATAAAATCCTGTTGGTTTGCATTGATATTCTTCTTTTGCTGGTAACTGAGTTTCCCCGTAAACAAACCAAGAACTAATAAAATTAAAAACAATATTAGAATCTCTACAAAAATCCAAAACTTCACAAAGAATTTTGAGGTTAGTTTCAACATCTAAAGTAATATTAGTATGAACATTATAATTATCTACTGTAGAAATAAAATAAAGAATATCTTGACTTTGTGGTTGTCTACTTTCTCTTTCAATTTTTATGGTTTTATTGGGAAACATTTTGCAATAGTTACCACCAACAAAACCAGTTCCACCAAAAATACTAATCATCTTTCACTCAAAAAATTGATTAAACATTCTGTTTTATTTTTATTATAAACCTCACCAACTTCACCTTTCATCCAAGGTAAAGTATTGCTTGCATTTTTGTAGTGGAAAATAAATGCATCATCAATACTACCATCTTTTTCCAACTTCATAAAGTCAACAAAGGTTGGTTTTGGAAAATTATATTGCTGTGCAATATTACGAATCTTAGAATAGTTTTCGCAAAAATACTCCCAATAGTTTTCTCTATCAATTTGATGTGGAAAAGTTTTATTATCAGAATGTTGATATTGTGTGATATCTAAAGTTTCTTCTTCAAAATTTATTTTAAACTCAGAACATCCATTCAAAACAAGTTGATTAGGAACATTCAAATCTTCACATAATCCCCACTGATCAATATAATTAATTTTTAATTGATCTTCATACTTTTTCAAGTAAACATTAACTTCACCACCAACATCAACGGAAAGACCATCAACCCATCCATCACCCCAACTAATTTCTTGTGGATTTGGCATTTTAGGAATATCTGCAATGACTAAACCATTCCAAGGATATTTAAATGCTATTTCTTGATATTGATCTTTGATATATCGATACGATGGAACAAAAGCAAAATTATATCCACTCATAATATCAACGATTGATACATCTTTAATAAAGAACATATCAGAGTCAATCAACAAAGAGATACAATCATTTTTGCTTATATAATTTTTCCATCCCCAAGTAAATGAATAGGCACATGCAGTATTTCCATTCACATATCTATCACCTTCAAACATCTTGTTATTATTCAGGACTTGAAGAGATGAATCCAGATCAACTCGAATACATTCTATACCCAATCTTTCACATTCACCAAAAATAACATCTATTTTATTTTCGTCATATCCACCATCACCACCTGGTCTCTCATTATTAAAAACAATATATTCAAAATCGTCTTTAATATGTTTTTTTATACTTTCATATTGAAGTGAAATAAAATCTGGTCTATTATGAGAATAAGTATAAATTTTTACTTTTGCCATTTTCAGTCTTCTCTTTTAATGTAAACAATAATATTTTGACTATATTCTTCCTCTACTTTATTCGTATCATCAAATAAAAAATTATCAGGTAAAGATTGAATTGTTTTTTTATGATCTTCAATACATTTTGGCGAATAAAGGTTTCTGATAACATAAGAATATTTTGATTTTGAAATAATTTTATTAAAGTATTTCATTTGGAACTCAGTATCACATTCACTTAAAGAATTAATTGCGATAGTTAAATCTGTGTTTTGGAAATCAAACTCATCAATATCAAAGCAGGATAAACTTTTAATCCTATCTTTAAGATCATCATAATTTGAAATATACTTATCGACCAACTTACAAGTTTCAGGAAGATCAACTAAAGTATATTCAGAAAAATCTAAAATTCCACCAAGAACAACAGCAAGTCCACCATATCCTCCACCAATTTCTACGATTTTATTAATCGAAGAATCTTTTACATATTCAATAATTTCCAATGCATTATATGCATACTTTAATGTTGTAAGAGAAAACTTTCCAATCTCTGGATCTTCATAAAGATCCGGATTTCCATAAAAATCATTCCTTCTAAACAATTCTAAATTGTCAAAAAATATAGAATTGTTATCAAGTGTTTTAATTTTATTGAGAAAATAATCAAAAGTATCTTTTGTTCCTCCCTCTAAAATGTAACGATACCTAGAGTCCTGTTTAAAGTTGATGAAATTTTCATCTTTAACTGCTTCAGAACAAGCATTAACATATCCTTCTGCAATTTGCTCATCAATTTCCCAGTTTAAAACTTTTGTCATTTCAGACTCCGATAAAATTCTTTTGTTTCTTTATACATTTCATATTCTTTTTTACATTCTATTCCTGTCATCAAGTCGCCTTCACGATCCAACCAATACCAATCATCAACAATAGATTCATGAGGTCTCCACCAACCATTGGAAGTTTTCCAATCAAACCAATATTTTGGAGCAATCACATCACAATCTTTATTTGTCCAAACAGGCCAAAATGCAAATGTGGAAGATGAGATAATTGCATTCTTAGCAGTATTAAGAATTGAATAATCAACTCCAATTGGACCACCTGGATATGCATACCATCCAATACTTCCTTGATATGGATCTTTCTCCTCCATCATAGCAGATCCAACTACTTCTGCAAAAGGAATAAATTGTCTTGCATGTTCTGGATCATCAGTTACACAAACAAATTTCATATTAGGATTCTTTTCTAACATATGCTTTGCTGCATTCTGATAGTACTCAGGAGGAACCCAAGAAGCACCAGTCAAATAATCGCCGCCACGGAATTGAATTACACAAATATCATCTGATGAATAATCAGTAATTTTATTATCGTATTCCAACCATTTGATAATATCATCTCTACGATGATTGATATAGGACATATTTTGAAAATATCCTTCTACCTTTGTATTATCCTGAAGTTCATTCCAAAGGCGTTCATCAAAGACATTCATTTCTTCTCCTCCCATATAAGGAGGATATTTTTGCCTGCGCTCTAAGTAATAATGAGCAATTCCTTCTGGAAGCTCAATTGGAGGTCCACCTTCAGGACCATGACCACCGATGACAGGTTTACCCATATCAAAGTTAGTCATAAAAGCACATGCCTTAAATGGAGTGGTAGGTTTTTTTTGAATACCCCACTCATACCCCATTCTTTCAGCAATAATTCTTGGAACAATGATGTGCCAAAGTTGGTTGCCTATACCAGAACCATCATAAATTTCAGAAACAATCATTTGATTAAATTTGCAAACTTCTTTTTATTATCGAGGATGTATTGTGGATAAGAATCATCTATAGGAACAGTTTTATAAATTGCATAGTCTCTACCCAAAGGATCTTTATTATCTTTAACTCTGGCAACGTTTTGTTTAATTTGATCATTATTTAATTCAGAATGAGCAGCACACTCAATCTTTTTCAAGACTCTTTCCTCAACAGAAAGTCCTTCACTTCCAACATAACTCCAATGCCATCCACCAGGAAAAATTCTATAATTTTTTTCATTCTCCTGTTTACTACGCAGTTCTGATAAAGTATATTTTTCAAGAATTGACTTTCCAAATACCTTTGTCCCCAACCATCTGGGTCTATCACCATAGTCCCAGTCAGTAGTCATAGCACGAATTATACCACCAACTTCAACAAGATTCAAGTATCCAATACAGTTCTCTTGAGCAAAATGAAAAATAGAATCCTGCTCAAAATATGACTCTAAATTTTCAATTGCTTCTGAGTTTGGCACTTCATCAACATCACTCCAAATAATAACATCTTCATCAGTTACATTCTCAAGAATAACTTTTTTAATATTATCCTTTTGAAAAACGTCTCTTTGATAAGGATGAAGATCTGATGAAGTTGTATCCTCAACAATATTGTGAATGATTTTATGATTAAACTTTTCAAATCTTTCTTTATTTTCTTGATAATAAAGTGGTTTTTCAAGACCAGAAAATGTTTTTGTTGCTTCACTTAAAATAAAACAATCTACATATGGGGCAAGAACATTTAACCTAATTTCCAGAATATCAAGTTCATTGAAAAAAGGAAATACATCAACGACTTTCATATTCCTCCTTCATTGCATTGAAGACTTTAGCAATACCCTGTTCTATTGTTGTTTTCGGCATCCACCATTTTGTAATGAAGGTATCAGCTTGATTTCTTTTATCTAACTGAACAGAGTCTTTCTCTTCTGATGGTTTTATAACAATATTATATTTTCCGATCAAGTTAAATTGACCGCATATCATGTTTGCAATATCAATAATTTTTGTGTAATGAAAACTTGTGATATGCAAATTATCTTCAGAAGTAAATTCAGTATAATTTTCCATTACTGCTTCAAGTGCCTCACAACAATCTTCTGCGTAAAGAAAATCTCTTTGTTCCTGACCATCAGTAAGCATATCAATTACACCAGTTTCAAATGCTTTACGAATAAAGTCTGTGATAACGTGTGCTTTCTCATGATCTTTCTCAATACCATAAACATTCCAGAACTTAACAATAAGTCCATTCAAAGATTTTGTATAGAGTTCTCCAACATTTTTAAGGACACCATAAGGAGAGTAACTCATATTACTCATTTGTGATGATGCAAACACGAATCTCACATTGTACTTCTGAAGAAGTGTAAAAGCGTTTGCCATCAAGCGGCAATTGTTATTGATGAACTGGAAAGTATGTTGATACTTTTTAAGATATCGTGATCCACCAACATCAAATGCAAGAAAGAAAACAAAGTCAGAATCTGCAATTCTTTCTTCCAAAAGAGTGTTTGGAATCGTAGTCATATCTTCATCAGGAGTATTGACCATATCAAACTCATGAACTTGATGACCTTTGTTGCGTAGATACTCTGTCAAGTAGGCACCAATTTGCCCACTGGAACCTAATACTGTAATTTTCATATCAAACAGGATGGTGGAAAGGAACGTAGTTTTCAGTTTTGAGTTGAGAATTAATCCAATTATAGGTCCTCGAAATACCTTCTTCGAGAGTCATTGAATAATCCCAACTAAGTTTTTCACGAATCAAGTCATTATTTGAGTTACGACCACGAACACCAAGAGGCCCATCAATATGTTTTTTGATGATTGTTTTGTTAGCAGACTTAGCAGCGACATCCGCTAGTTGATTAATAGTAACCATTTCCTCAGAACCAATATTCACTGGTCCCATAAAGTCGGACTGTACAAGGCGATAAGTTGCTTCTATACATTCATCAATATAAAGGAATGATCTTGTTTGTTCACCATCTCCCCAAATTTCAATCTCACCACCTTCTTTTGGAAGTTCTGCTACCTTACGGCAGATTGCTGCTGGAGACTTTTCCTTTCCGCCACGCCAAGTTCCTTCTGGTCCGAAAATATTATGGTATCTAGCAACACGTACAGGAATACCATAATTGCGATTATAAGCAAAGAAGAGACGTTCCGAAAACAGTTTTTCCCATCCATATTCACTATCTGGCCCAGCTGGATAAGCATCGTCTTCTTTGAGTCCAGGATTTGCTGGATCAAGTTGAATATGCTCAGGATACATGCAAGCAGATGAAGAGAAAAAGATAGTCGTCTTATTTACTTCTTTCAATTCATTTAGATCTTTAAGAGAACGAAGAACGTTCAAATTAATCGATGCAGAATTATTCATAACATCCGCATCATGATCTCCAGTGAAGATATATCCTGCTCCACCCATATCCGCAGCAAACTGATATATCTCATCAAAGGTATCAATATATTTTGATGAGATAAAATTGTAAAAGTTGCCAAGACATCCTTTAAATTGTAGAACTTTTTCTACAAAAACTTGGTCAGTTAAATCACCAAGAATAAATTCATCCGCTGCAGATGTTGAGTGTTCTGGATATTTTACATCTACACCACGAACCCAGTAACCTTCTTTCTTTAATCGTTTAACCATGTGACTACCAATAAAGCCACCAGCACCAAGAACAAGTGCTGTTTTAATCTGTTGGGTCATGAAAAAATCAATAATCTCCTAGTATATATTATAGCATATTGTGGCAATACCACTCATATGTTTTTTTAAGTCCCTCTTCAAGAATTATTTTTGGTTGCCATCCAAGTGTTTTAATTTTATCTACATTCAAAACTTTACGAGGAGTGCCATTTGGTTTTGTAGTATCCCAATTAATGTCGCGGTCATATCCAACAACATTAGCAATCATGGTTGCTAATTCTTTAATGGTCACATCTATACCAGTACCAACATTAATGTGCTCATCACTGTCATAGTTTTCCATACAAACATAACATGCTTCAGCAAGATCATCGACATGTAAAAATTCACGCATTGCCGAACCATCTCCCCATAGTTTTACTTCATAGTGCTTACTATGATCTAGAGCAGCATGAAACTTTGCAAGCATTGCAGGAAGAACATGTGATGTCTTTAAATTAAAATTGTCGTAAGGACCATAAAGATTAGTTGGCATCAATGAAATTGCATTGAATCCATATTGCCTACGATATGCTTGACACATTTTAATTCCAGCAATCTTTGCAATCGCATAAGAATCATTTGTAGGTTCTAAAGGACTTGCAAGAAGTTGGTCTTCAGTAATTGGAAGATTTGGATACTTTGGATAAATGCATGAAGAACCAAGAAATAGTAACTTTTTTACTCCATAATTATAAGATGTATTAATGATATTTGATTGAATCATCAAATTATCGTATATAAAGTTGGCAGGATATGTTTTATTCGCCATGATGCCACCAGCTTTAGCTGCAGAAAGAAAAACATACTCTGGTTCTTCAGAACTAAAGTAACGTTCTACTTCTTCTTGAATAGTGAAATCAACATCAGATCTAACTCCTTTGATGATATTAGTAAATCCTTTAGATTCAAGATTTCTTACAATTGCTCTACCAACCATTCCATTGGCACCAGCAACCAATATTTTAGATTTTGTGTCCATACCACTTGATTGTTTTTTCTAAACCTTCATTTAATGAAATTTTTGGAGACCACTTAAGTTCATGACGAATTTTAGTTATATCAGTGGAATAACGGCGATCATGTCCAGGTCTATCTTCAATATATTCTATCATATCTTCTTTCATATTCATATAATCAAGAATCATTCTTACAACATCAATATTTCTAACTTCACACTCGCCACCAATATTATACTTTTGTCCCGATCTACCTTTTAACCAAACCTCTATAAGAGATTCACAATGATCTTGAACATATAACCAATCACGAACTTGCTTACCATCACCATAGACTGGAATTTTTTTACCAGATAAAAGATTAGTGATTACTTTTGGAATCATCTTTTCGTGGTGTTGTCTTGGTCCATAATTATTAGAACAGTTTGTAATAATTGCGGGCAATCCATATGTATTATGGTATGCCATTACAAAATGATCACTTGCTGCCTTTGATGCTGAATAAGGATTTCTTGGAGAATAGTTTGAGTTTTCAGTAAAATATCCTTCTTCAATTGAACCATAAACTTCGTCAGTTGATATGTGAATGAATTTTTCTACATTATATTTTAATGAAAGATTTAAGAGATTTACAGTTCCATTTATATTTGTATGAATAAATGGAACGCAATCTTTAATTGAATTATCTACATGACTTTCTGCAGCAAAATGAAAAACTGTAGATGGTTTATATTTTTTAAAGATAAACTCACAATTATGTTCATCAGCAATATCAGTAGTATAAAATTTTACGCTATCTGGAATATTATGCCAATCCGCAACATAAGTTAAATTATCAATGCAAATAATTTCTTCGGTAGTATATGTAATCAGATGATGTAAAAAATTACTTCCAATAAATCCAGCACCACCAGTAACTAAAACAGTCATATAACACTATTAATAGATTGAATAGAGATATTTACCATATCCACTTTTTACAAGTGGTTCGGCAAGATTTTTCAGTTCATTCAAAGTAATCCATCCGTTACGATATGCAATCTCTTCTGGACAAGATATTTTTGTTCCCTGCATCTTTTCTACAGTAGAAATAAAATTAGAGGCAGTTAATAAAGAATCAAATGTTCCGGCATCTATCCAAGCAATCCCTCTTGAGAGATTCTCAACATTTAATTCACCATTGGAAAGATACATTTTATTAATATCAGTTATCTCCAGTTCTCCTCGTTTAGATGGATCAAGTTGTTTAGAATATTCAACAACTCTATTATCATAAAAATATAATCCAATTACGGCATAGTTTGATTTTGGATTTTCTGGTTTCTCCTCAATTGAAATAACTTTATTATTTTCATTAAACTCAACTACACCAAATCTGTGTGGATCATGTACATGATATGAAAGAACTGTTGCGCCTTGATTTTTTTTACATTGATTAAGAATTTTATTTAATCCATTTCCGTAAATAATATTATCACCAAGAATCAAACATACATTATCATTTCCAATAAATTTTTCTCCAATAATAAATGCTTCAGCAATACCACCAAAGTTATTTTGAACTTCATAAGTAAATCTAACTTTCCATTGAGATCCATCGCCCAACAGTTTTTGGTATTGATCAATATATTCTGGAGTTGCAATAATTAAAATATCCTTAATTCCAGCAATCATTAATGTGGAAATAGGATAATAAATCAATGGTTTATCATAAACATTCATCAACTGTTTTGAAACAACTAATGACGATGGATACAAACGTGTTCCTTGTCCACCAGCAAGAATTATACCTTTATACATAATTATCTTAATTTATTAAAGTTCATTCAAACACATATCTTTAACAAGTTCTTTAAAAGAAGTTCTAGGTTCCCATCCTAATTTTGCTTTTGCCTTAGATGCATCACCTAATAAAGTATCAACCTCAGCAGGTCTAAAGTATTTCTCATCAACAATGACTCTTACAAGTCCAGTATTTTTATCCACACCAAATTCATTATCATAAATATCATTCTGCCATTCAATATTCATACCAAAATAAGGTGCTGCTTCATTAACAAAATCACGAACCGAATACTGCTCTCCTGTGGAAATTACATAGTCATCAGGTTCATCTTGCTGCAGCATCAACCACATCGCTTCTACGAAGTCTTTAGCGTGTCCCCAATCTCGTTTTGCATTTAGATTTCCCAGTTTAAGTACAGTTTGCCTACCTTCAGACATTGCTTTGAGTCCTCTGGTGATCTTACGTGTTACAAAAGTTTCACCTCTTCTAGGGGACTCATGATTGAATAGAATACCAGAGCAAGCATAGATTCCATATGCTTCACGATAATTCTTAGTAATCCAATAGGCGTATACTTTTGAAACTCCATAAGGTGAACGAGGATAAAAAGGTGTAGTTTCTTTTTGAGGGATTTCTTGGACTTTACCAAACATCTCCGATGTAGATGCTTGATAGATTCTGGTATTATTCTCCATACCAAGCAAACGAACTGCTTCCAAAATACGAAGAGTTCCAAGACCATCTACCATACCTGTATATTCAGGCATCTCAAAAGACACTTTTACATGACTTTGTGCACCAAGGTTATAAATTTCATCTGGTTGAACTTGTTGGATCACTCTTACAAGATTTGTAGAATCAGTAAGATCTCCATAATGGAGATTAATTCGATTAAAAATATGATCAATACGATGTGTATTAATTAAAGAAGATCTACGAACAATACCATGAACTTTATATCCTTTACTTAGAAGCAATTCTGCAAGATAAGATCCATCTTGCCCTGTAATACCAGTAATCAATGCTATTTTCATATCAAAAATAATTTTATTTTATTATACCAAAAAAGGAGAGTTTATGCAACTCTCCTATCAGGTCTTTCATGCACGCCACCAATTCTTTAACTGGAAATTGGAAACCAGGCGGGAGAGAGTCCCATCCGCACCAACGTCATTTGAGAGATGCCGTAAACTCATAACAGGGTCATATTGACTCCACCAGTGCTGTTATAGTCCATCCGTGACTTCGAGGGGGTTCCCGACCAGGGCAAGTTTTAAGTCATTCCGAGACTAGTGCTCGATGTTGGTTATGATCCGACCTGTGTTGATTTATAAAATCAGTGTTTTCCTGGGAATCTAAACGAGTATTCATTATTCGCAAATAGCAAGTTTTTTTTATTTTTTGCACGATATGTATCAGTTTGTGCATGACAGTTTGGACATAAAATACGAAGATTATCTATAGTATTATTATGACGGTTTCCATCAATGTGATCAAGTTCTATCGGTGCTGGTTTTCCATTCCATTCAGTAATACCACAACATTCACATCTATGTAATTTTAATCCTTCAGATATTAATCTAAGTTTAAGTTTATGGGATGATGGTATTTTTGCACCATTAACTAAAACATCATTTAGTGGAATAGGTTCAAATCCAGATACTCTAAAATGATTAGTATCTAAATTTAATTCTATTGCTCTTTTTTTAAGAGCAGAATTAGATGATCTACATAGATTTAAATCATATGCAACCTCGGCAAAACTTTTACATTTTTTAACTGATTCTCTTAAATCATTATCCGTCCAAGTGCGGGTTTTCATAAGTAGTCGTAAATGTATATAATTATTTATATGACTACTAATGGGAACACTGGGCCTTGAACCCAGACAAGACACCCGTTATAAGCAGGCCGCTCTTCCAATTAAGCTATGCTCCCATAAAAGTTGCTTTGAAGCAACATATAAGACCCATAGGTTGCTTTGAATCAACAACCTTCTTCGTGATCTGT